ATGCTTATATTAATTTTCGTCGTTTTTCAATTGCGTCATTAAGAATAATTTTATTCTTATATTTTATAAGAATGGTTTTTATGTATATCATGATAGGATTTATGTTGGTTATAATGGCGATTATAATTATACAGGGTTATCGTCAGGATGTATCCTATGTTATGAGTAATGTCGATAAGCGAAAATATATGGTTTATAATTTGAAGTATAAACAGATGGCCGCCGACACACTCGCAAATGTTCGATCAAAACTGACTAACCTTTGTTCCATCCTATCTAAAAAATATCCCGAAGATGAGCGCATTTCTCGAATGATATCCAAATTCAATCCGGATAATATTGTTGAGTCGGAGCCAAGTAGCACAAATACGAGTTATAGCATTAATAAGGGGGAGAAAATGGTCTTGTGTTTGCGTTCGCGCGATGGACAGAACCGCATTGTTAAAGAGAATGTCATTATTTTCGTGGCCCTCCACGAGTTGGCTCATATTATGACCCTCTCAGTTGGACACACTAACGAGTTCTGGGAAAACTTTGAGTTCCTTCTCAAAGAGGCTATTAAAGTAGGGTATTATAAGAATATCGATTTTAATGCGGACCCTCATGACTACTGTGGTATTAAGATAACCGATAGCCCACTGAAATAAAATCATAATTAGAAAATATATTTTATATCTTTTAATTAGATGACAACAGAAATTTCAACCATATGTGGAATAAAAGATTATGAAAAAAAGAACATTTTTAAAATTATACGGTTGGACAGGTTAAAAGCGAATACTTGCTCATATGTTTTCGTAGGAGAACAACCGCGCGATGTTAAACAATCACTATCCAATTTAGAACTAACCGGAAAGCCAGATGCGCTATTAAAGTCCTACTTCAAAAAAGATTATGATATTATAACTAAACACAAGACTCAAAAAATTAAATTTATATACCAACATATCTATGAAGACGACACGATTACTACTATCCGAAAGAAAATCTTTTGTTTTATGAGCACGAATAAGGATATTCTCATTCCGGAAAATCAGGAGCTCTGGGTCATATACGGCTCGGGAACAAAAATGCTCGGGCCCACTTGGACAAACATCGAAGGGCGACCATCCCTCCTTCAAAAGGAAATTGCCCCCGACTATAAAAATTTCGTAGCGAAGGATGGCCACACTATTTTAGTTGAGCACGTCGTTAATATTAATGATGAGACCCTCTACGACGCAACTAACGGAATACGATTTGAGAACGGCGAGATTTATTTACATATGCTGAACGATGAAATGGAGTATTGCAGGAGTATCGGGAAAAAAGTCGATGATATTTTGGTGAATGGGTATTTTATCAAATATTGGGCGGGGGCCCTCATCGAGTATGACCCCGACATTATTTATAAAGAGATGGAGCGGTTGAAGCCTCTTATCAAGGCTGAGGACAAGCTCATAAACTTTATGGAGAAGATACCAGTCGATATGAGCTATTTTCAGGGCTGTAATGTTATTCAGTTGCTGATTCATATCACGAACGATTACGAGCACGAGTTCGTCAATTTGAAAACAATTTTTAGTCTGTTTGCGGTCGATGAGAAGACCCCTTTTATGCGCTATAAGGATATGGACAATCCCGCGCCATTCTTCCGTATTTATAAGCCTCTCGTTGAAAGCAAAGTTATCAGTGAAAAACAGATAAAAGATTGGATTTCTTCGACGAAGAAGGTTCGCGACGCAACGGATACACTCATTCGTGAGGTCCAATACAGTTCCCGCGGTCTGACATTAAAACGCTATATTTATACGCTGGATGACCAGCCCAAATATGCGACAATTAATATTCATCGCAATGGAAATATGGAGGTCCGAATCGCGTTTAAGGAAAAATACGGTGCATCACTAAAAAATACGTATGAGGCCGTTATGGAAATCAGTAAATTAATTCAGAAGATAAACGAAATTGATTACCGGTATCGACAGCTCAAAATTCCGAAGACGACGAAGCTCGAATTACCGAATGTGTCATTCAACTCATCGACGAACAAGCTGGAATTTCATGGGCGGACGCGTTTGATATTGATGGACGTTATCAATTTGGTCAATTTACCAGAGGATTTTAATTATAAAGAGATTAATGATTTTTCTAATAAGTTCATGACGCCATTTTTGTCGCCGATTCTATCGAAGCGGAACTATGAAAAAACGGAACTCCTCGCAAAGTATAAGCGCGTCTCATTTTATAGCCGGATGAATTTGGAGTTTGAGTTCATTCATAAAACTATCCAGCAAAACCCAAATATAACTCCGGCGAGTGTTATAAAATTACTCCATGAGAGCTATTATGCTCAGAAGTCGATTGATGACGCAATAAAAGTCTATAAAGATTGGGAGCGCCGGTATGGTTTCATGGGAAGTCAAGGAGTAAAGACGACGCGCCAGACTGGTATCGAAATAAAGATAAAAGGCGGGAAGATGCATATGAACGGGTCGAAGAACGTGATGCAACTTACGAACGCCTCTATTTTCATCGCGAAGTTCATCAACCTATTCATGAATCAGTCGAAATATCTGAAAAAGAGCGAGATGAATGATGTTTTTAGCGACGAGTTGATTGAATTGGAGGAATCAGTAAATAATATCAACGTGAGCCTCTTACAAAACACGACCCCCCTAACAAATGCGAACTACATGAATTATGCGAACACGCTTGGTAATATATACGCAGAAGAAGAATATATTAATACGGCCACGAATCAAGCCATCGAAAATGATAATAAAGAGAATGATGACTTTAATCGAAATACATACTTAGCCCGCGATGATGATATCGACCGAAATATTCGTATGCAGTGCGAAGACAAAGATTTGAAGCACGATGTTTGCACTGATTTCTGCGAGGACGAGTTTTATACATTGCGTCGTCTTCAAAAATACGATAACCCCATTTTCAAATTCCGGAGCGACGCTAAGTTCGCGAACTATGCGAAGCAGTGCCAACCCCAAGAGCGCCAACCACTCGTTTTAAAAAATGACCCCGCAACTAACCCGAAGATAGACCCCGACTCTTATAAAAATTCGGTCGTCTATGGAAGCTCACCGGACCGCCAGAATTGGTATATATGCGCCCAAGTGTGGTGTCCATATGAAGAAATACCGATTTCATACAAAAGAATACAAAACAATATAAAAATTCGCCCTACTCGAAAGGGGAACTGCTTAACTGCGAAGTGCCCGAGTTGCTTAGAGGAGGGACGGATAACGTGGTTAAAAATTGTGGAGGACAGTAAGTTCAACCCATATATTGGTTTCATCGACGAGAGCAACCATCCGAACCAGTTATGTATGCCATGTTGCTTCAAGATTCAGAAGGATAACCCGAAGTCGAAAGGGTATGCGAAGTATATGAAATGCTTGGGTAAAAATGTGGATAACTCAATCGATGGTGATGGGATAGATTATGTTATGGGTCGTGAGAAGATACCTCTTTTGCGAAATAGGCTGGGCCTTCTTCCAATTGAAATCGCCAAATTATTCATATCCCGTTGTAATACGGGGAAGTTGCCTTTGAATACGAGGTGCCACTTACGCTACGGTGTCAAGGACGATGTGAAACAGTCTTTTATATACGCGATTCTTTCACTAATGGAGACCGATGATACTCAACTGAACATCCTGACATTTAAGAAATACCTGTTCGAAACGAAACTTAACCGAAAACTATTCAATAGTCTCAATAATGGAGAATTATCTCTGACATTCAAGGCTGATAAGATTGACCCATACGATAATTACATTAAATATATGATGAGCGACACAACGAAGATAACCGAGGAATACCTCTGGGATTTTCTATCTCGCCCGAATGTTCTTCATGAACAGGGAATGAATATTTACATACTGAACTCTCGGGCCCTGTTGTGTCCAGTGGGCTTCTATATTCGGGACTTTTATTCGAGCAATAAGATGTCAGTTTTTATATATACGGATGGGCGCTATTATGAGCCGATATACCTCGTAAGCAATGAAAAGGGGAAGATAAAAGTGAAGCGCCACTTCTTTCCGGAAGATGGGGAATCAATCAAGTTTTTGAATATGTCGCTTAATAATTGTGTTAGCAAACATTTGATATCTTGGGACAAAATTCGGGCGAATACATTGAAGTCTGATTATTTTGAGGTCAAACCGGATATCAAAGCTACGGAATTACTCAATAAACTCAAAGAAATAAAAGAAATTAAAATAAAGGCGCAATATAAGGATTCATTTAATAAATCGATTGGTCTTATTACTGATAATGGGTTCATCCTGCCGTTTAAACCACGCGGAGAAATAGCAGATATCCCCCTCGAAAATTGGAAGCCACAACGCCTAATGAAGTCAATCCGGTTCTATAATGAGATGGCCAAACGGTATAAATTACCTTACTACCCGACGCGTGTTTTCAAAGACTCAGCTGGCCTCATTATAGCTATCCTCTTAGAGAATAATCGGATTATACAGGTCGTCCCAGAAAAGGCGTCTGTCGATTTGATTGAAGCATCAGGAAAATATTATGTCGATGTTGATAAATATATTTCTAATACGAAGGAGAAGACGAACGAGCGCGTCCTAATGAGCCACACTCTCATTTATCAAAATGAGACATATGAGCTATTACGAATGGAAATCGCCAACTTTCTTCAATTAAATAAAGAAAAAGATGAAATTATTAAAATAATTCAGAATCAACAAATGAAAAATAGGCGCGACTTATTAAAACGAATCATCCAAAAGATATGTAAGAAGATTGTCGTCATTATTAAACATCTTCCTTTCCCAATTGAGGACTACGTTCGCCCATCAATTCGGAAACTCTGCTCTAAGTTAGACAAGAAATGTAGCTTGAATCCACATTGTATATATAAGAATGGAAAATGTAGCCTGATATTATTGGAGAGAAGCCCAATCGACGGTAAAGCTTTGTTCCCCTTTTACGTTGATAAAATAACGGATGAAATATTATATAACCGGTTGTTGCGAGATGAAATCTTAGAAGATAAGATTGACGAGATATTGGATGAGACAGTCAATGTTCGGAATGACGAGATTCTAATTGATGGGGCGAAGGGTGTTTTTGAGCAGATTCGGTATCTCTATGAACCTAAGAAGGAATTCACTTTCAGGACGAACCATCAATACAGTCAGATAAGCCATACTTACAATGGAATCAATAAGAATAAGTATATGGTTGTTAATAAGGATATTCGATTGGATGATATGAAATTAATGCCCCTACCGTCTTACTGGAAGGGACACATGCCACGATTCAATTATTACGATGATTGTAGCAATACAAACAGCCTCTATTCATCACTCCTTTACATTTTAGCGATTATTAGCCCAGAAATTCGAACTATTATTCAATTGAAAAATACACAGATTGATAAAATAGAAAACATAACAATCGCCGACATAAATAAGGAGCCGATGTTTGCGAATATTGGAACTGATATTAATGATAGTATTAATCGCATAATTGAAATATATAAACACTTCAATCATAACGCATATAAAAACATTAATACAATTACCCAGTTGAAAGAATTTATATTTACGGATGATTATCCGGCAAATGCGGTCGATATCTTTTTATTAAGTAATGCGCTCGCCATCAATATAATCATCTTGGAAAAGCGATTGAAAAAGTCGAACCCGAATGGATATTATGCGTTCATTAATTCATTAAAGCGCGACACAATCGTTCTAATGGAGAACCCAGTCCAGAATAAATATTGTTATAATATTGTTGGGAAGAACAAGAATTATATTTTTAAAATGAAGGACATGCCAAATATTATTAAAAAGAACTACGGAATCGCAAATATAATGGTAAATGAGAATAATGTAAAAGTTAATAACTCCATCATAAAAAAGAAAATTAAGCTCCGTTCAAAATTATTCAAAAAGTAGTTTAAAATGAAAACGCTATATTATAAAAAATGAAACGTTCCATTCAAATAACAAACCAACAAAATAAAAGAATAAAATTTGATGATAATCATTATAGCAAAAATGATTATATCGATTCATCGTCATTCGTGAATTACATGTTAGATATACCGATTTTTGATTATTTGGCGATGTATAATTACGAAAAAGAGCCAGATGCTTTCAATGAAAATATACGTTTGCAATCAAATCTACATTACAATTATAGAATCGTCGCCCTAAAAAGGAAATGTATTGATATGAATTATTACTTCGACGATTTGACTGATTATAAGAACCACGATTCCGTGGATTTGACAAAGCAAATGATTAAAGAAAACGTCGAAGTTATTTTTAATGGGTGTTTGCGCTGTGATAATTTGCGCCTTTTTACCCATTTCGATGTGCTCATTCACAGCAGTATCATTCGAGATTTCTTGGATGTGGATTTGTCATCTCAATCCCAACAATTCGAGGGATATTATCAGTTGCTCATTGTTTATAATAACAATCGCGACCACAAGAAGAACAATGTTATTTTATACGGGAAGCAGAAAGTTCTCTACTCATCCCGCTCATTCGATTCCCATTTTGAGCAACCCCGCGCATTTATTTTATCAAATGAGAATATTATTTATACAGTCGATTTAAACCGGCAACAATTGTTTTATAAGATGAATGAAGCCTATAAATGGATACGCGATTTGAGAGAAAATGGGCGGTCGTGGGACCTGTTCAATCCTACGCGCTATGAACTTCTACCAAACGCGAAACACGGATCTACATACGGATACAAGCGCATAATTCAGTCCATTATTAGTAAAAATGACGAGCTAACTTCGTATAATGATATAACACTGGAAAAGAGGAATGACTGCTTCATCAGAAAATTATCCATGGACGAGGCACTCCGAGAATCGAATAAGCCATTTTTAAAGAGCGTCGTCGAATTACGAGGGACTAAGAAGTTCTCTTGCGACCTATCGAAATTGGTAATCCCCAAAAAACGAATTTTTTATGTTGATTTTGAGTATATAAATAGCTTCCATTTCAAGAGGGATTTCTCACGTGCGGATACGAACCATCTTTATTTGATTGGGGTCCTTTATAAAGAAAATGATAATTGGTTATATAGGGCTTTTGTTCCGAGACAAATTGACTATGAGACTCTAAGCTCTTCATACGAAGTCCAGAACATTCGGGATTGGATTGATTTCATGGATGGCTTTGGAGAACCGTATTGCGTGATGAATTGGTCAGTCGCAGAGCAATCTATGCTGTCCTCTTTATCGAAACAATATCATTTTGAGTTAGAGAAAACAATCGAGTGGATTGATTTACTCAAATTATTTAAGACAACAATCAATTTTGTATGCGATGGAATGAAGACATATTCATTGAAGGATGTTGCTAAGTCAATGTATAAACTCGGGTTTATTAAGACAAATTGGAATGATAATGTCATGAATGGATTAGAGGCTAATATTCTCTTGATACCGAATTTTACAAAAGGTGATTATGTTCTCGAAAATTGTGATGGTTTGTCAGACATAATAGATTATAATGAGATTGATTGTCGGGTAATGATGGAATTATTTGAATTTGTCGTGAGTATAAAATAGAAGAAAAATAATAACGCATTAATTTATGGTATCTGTTATAAATAAAAAGCCTCTTATTTTCTATGTTGATGATGTATTGACTAAGGATGAGTGTGAATTAATTATCAAAAAAAGTAAGGAGCATATGAAGAGAGCGATTGTTGGGTCAGGTCCAGAGGCGAAAGTATCTTCTATAAGAACGGGGAGCTCTCATTTCTTGTATTATTTAGAAGATGAAGAAGTTTTCCAAATTTATAAGAAGATTGCGATGCTTTTGAAGAAGCCTGGAAGAAACTTTGACCCATTTTTCCAAGTTATACACTATGAAGCAGGAGAGGAATATAAAACACATATGGACCCGAGCCCCAGCCGAAACAAGAATGAGGGGATACGTCATCGCCGATTCACATGCTTATGCTATTTAAATGATGTGGATGGTGGTGGAGAGACGGAGTTTCCTAATCTGAATGTTAGAGTTTCTCCTAAGATGGGCCGAATGGTATATTTTGATAATTATCATAAAGACGGAGATGTAAATTATAAATCAAGTCATCGCTCAGTTCCTGTTCAATCAGGGGAGAAATGGGCATTTAATTTGTGGTATCACGAAAAGTAAGAAATATGTGTTTTAGAGTTTCGTGAATCCAGTCTATAAGTATTTTGTATTGCGTGCAGTTAGATGCGACTTGATAATCGATGAAATAATCAACGTAATCACAATCAAATAGCGAATACCATTCGTATTCTCCTTCATTACAACACAAAACGAGAAAATGTGTTGTAATATCGTATAAGTATTCATTAAATGGCGTTTTGATTGTAATCCATAATTGACCATCATCTTCATTGATAAAAAAATCGCACAATAATCTTCCATTTGTGAGTTGAAATTCAAAGTATTCAATTACAATTTTGCTGATTCTTGTTTCATGTGTGTTGTCTTGATTAAGACCGACATGATAACGAAGAATGAATGAAGATAATTTCAAATTGTGGTATTTCATTGTTTTGTAATTTCTTACCATCATTTTGTTCTTTCGATTCGAATAATAGATTTCGTAATAGTCATTGTAAATGAATCGTTTCGGATGGATTTTTTTTGGAGCTTCTACCAAAAGACTTGTTTGAGAAGTTGCACTCACAGTCGCGTTCTGACTTTGATTCTCTCTTTTATTACCATTACCGAATTCAATATGTAATAGAAATTCAGGTTCTCCCATACAATTCTGGGGACTATTTTGGAACAAATAATCGAGTTCAGTTTGATTCTGGTTTTGCATTTTAATTAGTTTCGCTTATTTAGTAATAATAATTCTTTAAATTAAATCAATTTTTTATTTCTCAATTATATATAAAATGGCGAATGATAAGAAAGGTAAAGTTGGTCTAACTATTCGTTCTCGAAGAAACAACAAGCCCAAAAACACATCATCTAATGACGCGTCCAAATTAAAGGAACTTAATCAAGCGTTCGAGGCACCTAAGAATGAAAAACCCGCTACGAAAGCTAAAACAACTAAGAAAGCTAAAAAAGAAAAAAAAGAGAAGAAGCCCCGTAAGTTGAACGCTTATATGGTTTTTGCGATGGAAGTCCGCGAATCTGTCAAGAAGAACCACCCAACCGCAAGTATCACTGAAATCGCGAAGAAGATCGGTGAAAAATGGAGAGCGATGTCCGATGCTGAAAAGGCAAAATACAAGAAGTAATCAATAAATATTATTATTTTTATTACGAAACGCAATAAAAATATTTTTAATCATTGATTTTTACAACACAATCAAATCATATAAATCAAAATCACTCCTTCTTCTTCATAGGAATCTTCTTCTTCTTTGAATCAGCCCCAACCGCATTATTTAATCCAGTATCAGGAATAATATGAGGCTTCATAGGCTTCTCCGTCATTTTAGTAGCATCCACTGAGAAATTGAACATGTCATCCACCGACTCACCCAAGTTTTCGTCATATTCCTTCAACAACTTATCTTCTATCTTTTCTTTAATATCAACTTTCTCCTCATATTTCTTACCTTCCGCCTTCATCTTCTTCATCTCATTGAAGAATTTCACTTCATCAAATAAGATGTCAAACGAGTTTGTCCCAACTCGCGGGAGTTGTCCAAACATAACATTCGCACTAACGCCACCCATCTTATCCTTCTCTGCGAATGTAGATGCTTTCACTAAAATCTCAGTGCTCTCCTCAAATGTCGCCTTCGCAATTGCGCCTCTTTCACCGGAACGATTAATACCGTGTCTCTCAATTGGCATGATAATACCGCGATGGGTCATAATATCACCCAACAGACTCAGATGGCGGTAATTTACCTCATAATCCTGCATCTTCATCAATTCCCGAATAATAATCGCGCGAGTAGCCTCAATTCCAAAAATCTCATTAATTTCATGAATATCATTGCTCAATGTCCGATTAGAATCAATCTTATCATTAATCAAAACATCCAGTAAATTCACTCCAATCGTCTGTAAATACCATTCAGTCGTCTGGTTATAACTTCCATCATCGCGATATACAATCTTCTTCCGCATTAAAGGCTCAACCTGCTCAATATTCGGTATTCCACGGATTGTTATTCCCATCAATATTTTCTCTAACTCCTGTAAGAACTCCAAATAGTCGCCGTCGTGGCTGTCCTCGCGAATGCGAATGCGCATCATCAACTCTTTCGCATTATCATCCGAGAAGATACACACAATGTCATCCTCCACACTATTCCTCTGAATAACATCTTGGATGTCGGACAAATAAATGTTCTTATTCATCATCTTCTCCTTGTTGAAAACAACGCGCAATATCCAATTGCTTGTTTGGTCCGTTGGACATATGGGGATACCAATCGCATCCGCAAACTCCTGATATGTCCGAATATACTCAACATCCTCTTCAATGCTCGTCTCATCGTTCCGGTTTTCATAAATAATCATCGTTCTTTCGACAATGTCTTGTAATTTCGTGAAACCAATGTAATTACTGACATACTTCGCGCCAGTTATATCTCCGGCATATTCATCTTTCAAATATATCTCCATCGACGGACTCTTGATAGTTTTCGCAACATTGATGATTTCCTTAATGCGGGGAACACCAGTTGATGTTACCAAAGCTTTCGACCCTACACCGGCATTGTGGAAAGTATCGCGCATACAAAGTCCATTATAGATATTGAAATTCCTCGTATTTTTAACGGTCAAATCATACATATATGGGTATTCCGACACATTCTCATCTATTCTTACAATTTTATCATAAATTATCTGCTCATTCAATAAAGATTCGAACACTTTTTTATCAGCATCATTCTTCGATTTTGATATATATTCTTCTACTTCTTTTCGATGAATGTTTATTGTTCCAAATTCGACTGTTTCCACACAAGGTATCGTATAATCATTCTTTCTATACAACCACTTATCATCATAATCTTCAAAAACAATCGAATTCGAAACTGGAAGATAATCACCCACTTTAAGAGTATCTCCATCAACTCCAACAATCTTATTATTGACCCTTTTTAAGAAACTCTTCGCCTTTGTTGCGACTACAACTCTTCCACTTTCAGTCGTAATTTTCAGAACTGTATTTGTTCCATCTTTATTAACAACTGGATGTCTCGTCGTCGCCTCAACTTCATCCCAAATAATCCTACCATCTTCTGTGCAAGCTGGAACATACACTTTCTTATCACGAATATATTCTAATGTAGTATCATGAGGATGTTTTTCGACATTCTGTTCTTCTGCGTTTTCTATTCTTCCATCAATCCAAGCACCAATTTTAGTTCTTACTAATTCATCATCGACTTTCAACATAATTTCTGTATCCCAAGAAACACTGTTCAGCGTATTATGAACCATTATCCCGTTATCAACCATAAAGCTCTCCGCGTTCGGAACCGTGAAATCATACACATACTCCAATTCATTCGCATCATAATAATCAATCGAAACGATTTCGTCCCAAATAACATCCGAATTAACTGCTTGTTCAATGAGTCCAACTTTCAACTTCAATTCAGAGTCATCTACCCGACCCATCGCCCCATGAAAATCTCTCAAATATTTCTTCAATGTGTTCCGACCAATGCTCTCTGTTTCCTTCCATCGCCCATAAACCCGACTATTTCCCGAAAGATTCAGCCTCTTACCAATATCCGCAATCAAATTACCGACAGCCGGAATCTTATCCACATAATCAATACACTCCCGTGTGTCCCTCTGAGTGTCCAATATAAACTTAACTTGCGCATGTTTCTCGTGTCCCAACATCTCGAACTCTTTCGCAAACTTGGGGATATACTTTCTAACAATAGCAATCTCTCCCTCTCCAAAATGACAGAACACTCCGAAATAATTCAGTAGGTTCTGTATATCAACCAAGCGCGCACAGTCCATCATAATAACGACCTGCTTTCGCGACATCTGGACCACGCCATAAAAGTGGATGATACCCTCCAAATATCCGCGAATAAATTCCAATGGCATCTGATAGATACAGGAAAAATTCTTGACGAACGTTTCACTTATGAAAACCGCAATTTCCAGCGATTTAATAATAATAATACTCTCCCGCTTCTCGTATGCGATTCCATTCTTTTCAAGAAAATAAATCATATGTCTATCAACCTCATTCCCATACATATTCACAACATACCCATTCTTAGTGGGTCGGAAATTGTATGATGAAACCGCACAAAAGATACCGAACAACTTATCAAATCCAATTTTCATTCCAGAAATTGAAAGCGCCTCAATCGCATTATCAACCGCCGGTAAATTCATACAAACTGGAATGCGGTCTCCAACGGCCAACTTGGACCCCTCAATTGGAACAATACCATTGACGGTCCTCTTCAAGAATGAATGCGAAAGGGTCGCCTTAGTGGAACGACCAGTCCTCGTTTTAACTATCATCATCAGACCATTGACAGGATGACGGCTCACTTTCGAGATTTCGCGCCATGCAATTTTCTCATCAGGAGAAACTGACAAAATACGCATTTTGTCGCGAACCTCCATAATCGTGTGATGACCCGTATTATCCACAAAAATTTCGCCATTTTTATCTTTAATCGTCTTATCAACGAACTCGCCAATAGTAGTATTCATAATTCGCCCATTTAGTTCAACTACAATTCGCGTCTCCGCTGGAACTGACATCTGCGTGAGAGGCTCACCCATCGATTGCGCGCCGATGATTCCTACCATCTCGCCTGGTTGAACAAATGAAGTAATATACTTTTCACGAATCGTGTCAATAACGAATTTAAACACAACTTTGTTGAACTTATTCTCAATCATTGATACTTTTGTTGAAAGGTTGCTATATAACAAAGCGCGGAATATATTGAGTGAAAACTTGGGGAGATATCGTGAAAGTTCGACTTCCAATTCGTTCAATTGTTCGCGAATATATGTTGGCGTTAAGTCCGACTTCTTACCCAACTGATTCTTGAACATATCGCGGGCATTCTTGATTGTCCTTGGGAAAAACACCGGCGAAAATACCACTGCGTTCATAACGCTCATATTCTTAAAATAAGACTTGCGAGCGGTATCGCGAATTTCCATCACCAACTCATAATCGGCTTTCAGATGATTGATATAATCTTTCTGCGAGGTCATCTCCTTATAGGAATCCGCAGTCATAATGTTCTTCAATAGGGTCATCGATTCCTCAGTAATAAGATACTTCTTCACCATATCCTCATTGCTATATTCAATCAACTTTAATTCCTGCTTGTTCAACTTACACGGGTCAATACCATCATCTCCATAGGCGAACTGGACAATGTTATTCACGCCATTTCTAACTGTCCCACCGTATTTAACGCTCAAATCTTCAAGTGCTTTAATTAAACGGCGTTGCATATAGCCTGACTCGGCAGTATCACGAACTTGTAATCCATTTGAAAGACCAAAATTCAATGTTTTCGGAACTGTAATGTCATATACTTTTGGATAATCTAAAACTGATAATTTCTCAATCCGAACAATTGAATCCAAAATAACATCATTAACAACCCGATAATTGGGAATCAGGTTCCAATATACAACCAAATCATCTCCATTAATTTCAGTGAAAACACCAATTCTCGAAAA